TAAAGCGTGTGATGATGATATACTCGCTGATACGTTGTTTATTACCGTGGTAAACGTGCTACCATCACCTTTTGTATATGTTGTGGTAGCATCAACTACTGATGCGGTTATAACGAATGAACCTGTATTAAATGCTGGAACATTTTCTGCAAACGAAGCTGTTAAGGCATACGATGAACTTGTTGCTGTATCTGCTGCTAAAGCACTATCTGCATTTACTGCATGTGAAGCACTTGTAGCTGTAGCTGCGTATGATGCACTTGTAGCATTTGCTACATTATCTACTGTTAATGGGAATGTTGTAGCATCACCTTTAGTAAAGGTTAATGTTGCATCTGTAACACTACCTGTAATCATAAAACTACCAGTATTAAATGCTGGAACGTTTTCTGCAAATGAAGCAGTCAAAGCATAGCTTGATGAAACTGCTGTTTCTGCATTCTCTGCTTGTGATGAACTAACTGCATATGATGCTGTAGTAGCTGTTGTAGCTGTTGTTGCTGTATCGGCAACTAAGGCATGTGAAGCACTTGTTGCTGTTGCAACTGTTCCATCTACATTACTTCCTAACACATATGATGCGGTTGTTGCCGTAGTTACATTGTCTATTACCGTATTAAACGTGCTACCATCACCTTTTGTATATGTTGTGGTAGCATCAACTACTGATGCTGTAACTAACAATGAACCGGTGTCTACAATTAGAGTATTGTAAATATTAACTGCACCTCCACCAGCATCGGTAACACTAAACCCAGACCCTGTAAAGTTAAGGGATGTAGCTGCTCCTACTACAACACTACTAGTATAAAGAACCTCTAAAGCATTAGCTCCTGGGGAGGGGAGTGAAATTCCAATTGGATCTTCATTTGAAGGAGAACCATTAGATCCTAAATCAGTTACATCATACACTTCATACCCGGGTTGGTTAGGGGCTATTGATGTAATTTGTAAGTATTTGTATATTGTAGAATCAGTAGGTGAGAATAATTTAACTATAGTATTAGGAGTAATACTATTTAATAATGTTCCGAAATTAACTGAGGGGTTATAACTAGTATCATCAATAGATAATTTAGATGTTAAAGCTGAGTTCCAAGTTGTATCTAATCTAAAATACCCAGCTCCTGGGTCGGTTCCTGTATCAATGCTTGAACTATATCTCCATTGAGCTAAACTACCTTCAGAACCTGAAGGGCCTGCTGAGCCCGAGGGACCAGATGAACCCGAGGGACCAACCGCTCCTGAAATATCAATGAGAGCTATACCACTAGTATTAGTGATATTAGTAATACCTGATCCTGTAAAATCTAAGACTGTTACAATACCTAAATCTTGGCTGGAGGAATATACAGAAATTGCTCCACCTGTTGAGGTTGAGGTAGATGATATTACGTTTTGGTCTAAAAATCTTATATTATCAGCCATGGATTTTTCTTATATTGCATATGTAATAAATATCAAAAAATTTCTATCCAGTTGTATTAGAAAGTTTATTTATTACTCTAGGTTCTTGAAGGTCTGTTCGAGCGTCTACAGGTAAAGGGTTAGTAAATCTTGGATCTTGTTCACCGTCAATTGTAGGAGGATCTTGTATAACACTAGTTCCTAAATCATTAACAGAAATATTTGGATCAAATATCTCATCATTAGATGATGCTTCTAATCCAAAAATAAGTTTGGATTTGTTTCTAAACTTACTAAGAGAATTTATATTATTTTGTAAAGTATTAGGTATAATATACCCGTATAATTTTATATCAAATGTACTTCTTACTACTCTAACACTATCTTGTGGTACTTCAGTTATAATATTGAATGAATCAATGGAAGCTTTAAATTGGTAACGTTGTGGGTTACCCCAATAGGAATCAGAAGCATAATTGATTGCCTCTACGATACCATTTAATTGTTCTACATAGTAAGTGTTAACAATACACGAATAAGTTACAGTAACATAGTCGGGAATGGTTACAGCATAAAATTGTTGTTCAGGTTTTCTATTATTTAATACACCAAAGTTTGAATAAAAGTTTTTAGTATCGTACTTTTTCTTCATTACCCCATATAAATTAGGGTGATTGGCGTCTAATTTATTTCCTATACTTCTATTTTTTTCAACAGAATTTCTTTTGAACATGATAAGGGGGGACATTATAGCACCATTCTTATCTTTATAATATCCATCTTTTTGAGTAGATTTCCAACGTTCGGGAGAACCGTATATTACTGGGACCTCGATTCTATTGCCATTTTGCATTACAAATGGACGAATCACATTCTGGAAGTAGTACATTATAGCTTCATCCAGATCTTGAATACCTACTGTAAATGGTTTTACTGTGTCACCTTTCCAACTATTTTGCAAAGAACGATTAGGTCCTGAAAAATTAGGATTAGACTTATTAGGATCTCCTAATAGGGAATTACTAGCCCCAGATAACTCATTACTGAGTTCTTGTTGGGATTTTGGGATGGGTTTTCTTGACTGTGCCATTACATTCTTTCTAAGGTTATACCTACCTTATCAGCAGGAACGTATGTTGTATTACAAATAATAGATTGATTCCAACCAAATTCTTCTAAACCCGGATTCCATAAGGGTTCGGGGAGCGGGTAAGTAGCACCTGCAGGATTAGAAGGTTGTGGTGAATTTGGATAATCTGGGTTTTTGCCTACAAAGAATTGATTAGCATTGGTTGATGTAACTTCAAAGTATGATGTTTGGTAATATATTATATCACCTACTTGAGGTACTAAATTAGCACCATAAATTGTATCTTCATTAAAATCTTGCAATTTATCTAATAAGTCATCTCTTAAAAATTTAAACGTAGGTTTTAAATTAAAATTTACTCCTAAATCATCTGTTGACCATTCTTCTGTTGGGTTTTCAATTACTGAGTAGAGTAGGATAGGGCCATCGTAGTATTTTTCTTCAGCAGCTTCACCATACATGTTAAAATTTGTTTGGTTAAGTATTATTTTAAAGAAAGCACATTGTTGAGACATGATATTACCCATCAACTCACGGTTGATGTATCTAAACATGCTTATATCTCTACTTTGCCCGAATAGTGCCATTATCCAATAAAAATTGTCATTGGGGTTTTGTTTAACTCGTTCTGAGAGAAATCGGCTTCTAGTGATCTTCTTTCAAGCATTGATTGACGTGAAGTTTGATCAAAATATTCTCTTAAACGAGTTATTAAAGCATCCTTATTAGTTTGGGCAGATTCTGTTAAAGTATTACCATTTAAAGTAACTTCAGCTCCCGGGATGGGGATTACAGAATATTTGTTACGAACATAACCCAATATCTCTTTACATAAAGCTAAAGTGTATTCAAAAATCCAAGCACGCCCAATCGAATTGATTTGATTGTAGTTGGGATTGGTATATGGAACATTAGATACATTAGTAACTAATCCTGCTCCTAAATCACCACTACCTGAAGCTAGTGAGTCTGCTAAGCGCTCATCTTTAAGTAAGTATTGGAACCAATAATTAGTACCATTATCACCATATGTGGGTACGGGGTAGATTCTTAATTTATTGTTGATAATTTCAAAGCTGTAGGCTGACATTAAAATGTCCTCAGCTAGTTCCATTTCTTGAATAGCTGCTACATTATATGATAAAGGGGTTACTAAAAAGTTATTCCCGTAACTAGCTCCAGCTACACCTCCTAAGGCTCCAAAGAAATTACCCCAACCTGCTCCTAAACCAACACCACCACCATAATAATAAGTAGCGGAAGCAGGAACACCTTGATAAAATACTCGTTTAACTTCTAAATTACTGCCTGAGATTCCATTTTGCTGGGCCCATACATCTAAATCATAATCTTGAACTGAACCAGTTAATATAACTGAACCTGAGTACCAATTTACGTTACCTCCTACTCCTGCTTCTGCTCCATATTGTTCAGATACTCGTATAACGTTTCCTAAGTTAGGGGTAATTTGGGTGTTGTTTAAGAAGGGGGTCGTTATAGGTAAGCCTTCTAAGTTAAGCATGTTTTCTCTAACCTGGTAGGCATATAGCTCGTTACCATAGGTAGTTATTGCTTCTTCAAAAGCTGTATAGAAGTTTACATCTTGTAATTCTACGTTTTCAATGGGCCAACCTAAACGTTGAGCACAAAATTTTGCTACTTTGTCGGCATCGGTTTGGAAGTCAGAATCATAGTCATAAAATCCAAATGGGGTATCTCCAGGGAAAAAAGAGGATGAACCGGGCCAAATAGGAATGTTCGCCATATGTTTTCGTTATAAATATCAAAAAAAGAACTTCAATTAAGGAGTGCTAAATATTATATATAAAAATATCTTACCAAGTGCCTAGTGAAGCTCGTTTCCAACCTGCGGAAGTTTTTACATAGAAATAACTATCGTCATAAGATACATCTCCTATACTACCTGAAGCATCTGCTGTAG